TCTGCTCCTCCACACCGACGACGAGGCCATTGTAGAGGGTGTGATTGAGTGTAAGCACCCGCTGGAGCCGAAGTATCACGCACTGGAGTTGAAATGCAGGAGGGAGGATAACCAGATTATCCGGTTGTTGGTGATCCATCCGGCGAGTAAGCAACAGCATGATAACGACTGCCAGCTGCTCGCTCATGAAGCGCAGGGCAATAGCAAGCTGTGGAGACGATTCTGGGACCTGAAAGACCTGTTCCATGACGTGAGATTCGCTTACGCGTTGACTGCACATCGTTCGCAGGGCAGTACTTACCAAAATGTACTTGTAGACTATGGCGACATACTTTACAACCGTAACAGACGTGAAGCGTTCCAGTGTTTATATGTAGGGTGCTCCCGAGCAAGCAAGAGATTGTACCTCGCCAACGGTGCATAGAGCTTTCTGTACTATCAACACATAAAATCCTCTATAATAGTGACTCTACTATCAAGGAGGTTTATATGCGAAAGTTAGATCTGACTGGGCAGCGCTTCGGGAGATTGCTTGTATTAAGCGAAGAAGAGAAGACAGAAAGAGGGCAAGCAAATTGGTTATGTCAATGCGATTGTGGTAATAAGAAGATTATTCGCTTGTCCAGTCTTCGTGGCGGGGAGAGTTTGAGTTGCGGTTGTCGTAAACTGGAACCAAACTTGAAAAATACCTCGCATGGTATGTCTTACACACCAGAATATCGAGTGTGGACGAATATGAAAGCGCGCTGCCAAGATTCAAACCATCAAGCCTATGGAAATTATGGCGGCAGGGGTATTTCCGTGTGCGCTCGTTGGCAGTTTTTTGAGAACTTTATTATTGACATGGGACCCCGGCATCCAGGAACTACGCTAGAACGTATTGATAACAACGGAAATTATGAACTTTCCAATTGCTGCTGGGCAACTCGTTCGCAGCAAAATAGTAACAAGCGTAGTGGTAGGGGCCCTAACTCTGTATAGACACCATTTTCAACCGGGATTACTATTCATTAATCGCGGTGAATAACCCAATTGGAGAACCTGATGCACCATCTTAAAGAAACCACCATCGACGGGGTGAAGTTTGTGTTGATCCCTGAATTGCTGCACGACAGACTGGCTTTAATGGTCATGTCCCATCAGACCACTTCTGTTCAAGCTCGCATAATTGCTAGTGAATGGAAAGAATATGATCCGGAGGTTTTCAGTGTCAAGTGATCTGATCAACGAACAGGTCCAGGACTGGCGTAACCGTGCAGCTCTCGGACAGCTCTCAATCGATGAAATGAAAATCGCTATCGAGGCAATCCGCAAGGAGCGTGCCAATCTCGAAGCCCCCAAGCCGAAGAAGCGCGCCGCAGCCGGCACAGCCGCAAAGCCGAAGAAGCTCAAACCAGAAGATGTAGACTCTGACGATCTGCTGAAAGAACTAGGCATCTAACCGTAGTACAACTACAGAGGCTCGAAATGCAAGTAACAGTCAAAACATATCTGATGGCAAAGCCAGCCTCAGAATGGGATTCAGAGAAAGGCAAGTACATGGAGACTGTCGAATTCTTCCCGTGGCCCTATGAGAACTACAGCGAGACCACAGCCCTCACTTCACTGGAAATCTCCTTCGAAGTGCCGGATGGAATCAACGCACACGATCTGAAACTGCAGGAACTGTTCGCGCAAAAGACAAAACTCCAGGCAGAGTTTGGGGCACGCATCACCGAAATTCAGGCGCAAATTAATCAACTGACGGCAATTGAGGGCTGATCTAAAATGACAGCACTCTACCGTCCGATGTTCCCGAATGCCGTGGATAGCACGCTCATTGCCGCATTCAGAGCGTGTCCGCAGAAGTTCTATCTCTCCTATGTTCAGCATTGGAAAAGCACCACCAAATCCGTCCATCTGGTCGCCGGTGGGGCATTCGCCTCAGCCATCGAAGCCGCTCGGGAAGCCTTCTACGTCGAGGGGAAGAACAGCAGCGATTCCGAAGCCATTGGGATGACTGCTCTAATCAAGGGCTACGGGGATTTCGAGTGCCCACCTGAATCCGCCAAGTCCCTAGAACGCATGCTCGGGGCTTTCGAATTCTATCTCTTCAACTATCCTCTAGGGGGCGATGGTGCCGAACCGATTACGTTGCCTGGGGGTCGAAAGGGCATTGAGTTCTCTTTTGCTGAGCCTCTTGCTATTAACCATCCTGTTACCGGTGTTCCTATTCTCTATACTGGGCGTAGTGATATGGTTGCCAATCGTCATGGTACAGGGATCTGGAACTACGACGAGAAGACCACCTCGTCATTAGGGGCTACGTGGGGAAGGCAGTGGGAGCTTCGGAGTCAGTTTACGGGGTATAATTGGGCGCTACTTCAGCAAGGGATTAAACCACAGGGCACTATTGTGCGGGGAGTCTCCATACTGAAAACAAAATACGACACGATGGAAGTCCCGACCTATCGCAGCCCACATGAAATCGCCCTCTGGGAGAAGCAAACTCTCAGAGATATCAAACGAATGATAGCTTGCTGGGAAGAGGGGTACTGGGATTATGACATCGACGGGGCCTGTACGGAGTATGGAGGTTGCCAATTCCAACGAATCTGCAAATCCAGCAATCCAGAGGAATGGCTCCCGGCCCACTTCCAAAGGGTCGTTTGGGATCCTCTTGAAAGAGCTCAAATCTCTGTTGAGGCATATGAACGAAAATGGGGATTCACTAGGCCTGAGGGAAGCGAGCCTGCTCCGGGATTGCCCGGTGCGCAAGCAGGAGACGGACAGGCTCTTGGAGAAGAACTCAAAGGACTGATGTGACATGCCCTTCTTCCGGCAGTTTTACATCTACGACAAGTACCTCGGCTCCTCTGAAGATCACACCCGATTCATCCACGGGGAAGCCCAGCAGCCTGTCCCTTATGTGATGTTCTGCCCATGCTGTGGGGAGATTTGGTCGAGAATGCCGGTGTTGAATTCGCTGGCGGATTGGCGGATTGTTGGTGGTTACTGCGAAAAGCACGGCAAGTCTCGCTACGCAATCGCAGGCTCCCTGATGCTCAATTGGGAACCGGAACTCACAGCTATCTTGCCGGATGAAGTTATCAGAAGGGAATTCGCCCTGCACTTACGACTATGGGATAAGGAAAATGACAGAAAGCTGGAAGGAGCCTGAAGAGGACAACATGTCAATAGGGGAGCTGGCTGAGTGGCTGCAGAAGTTGCCGAAGGAAATCCACCATCTCCCTGTGCACCTCACCCGCGACATGGAAAGCTTCAAACTCAACATCTCCCGCATGACAATTTCAGATGGGTTGCGTTATTACTCTCTGGGGGCTCTCGTGGGAAGGTCCACATTCAACGGTCTGTGTTTAGCAATCAGTGCAGATAATACGGAGTACTAATATGATAGAAGCTATAAGCATTGCAGGGCAGATCGTAGAAGCGGTTACAACTGAAGTGCTCTCCGATCTCCCCGGCGTGAATGTGATGCTGATGGGGCCATCCGGCACGGGTAAAACCCACGCTATCGGAACCATTGCCGAAGCCTACCCCGATCTGGAAGTGTTCTACCTCGGACTAGAGCCAGGTATGGAAACTCTTCTCGGCTACTACAAGAGCAAAGGGAAACCTCTGCCCCCTAACCTCCATTGGCATTACCTGGAAGCAGCTAAAGCCTCTTTTAAAGACATGCTGGAAGGGGCAAAACGTGTCAACACAATGTCACTCGAAACTCTTGCCAAAACCAACGACCCAAATCGTAGTAAGCATAACCGATTCATCAAACTCCTCGAAGTGCTCAACGATTTCCCTGACGACCGAACAGGCAAGAAATTTGGCTGTGCTGATGAATGGGGACCCAACAGGATACTCGTCATCGATGGAATGGCGGGCTTGGCACGTATGGCTATGTCACTCGTTGTCGGTAATAAGCCAGTCAAGAACATTAGCGATTGGGGAATAGCCCAGGATCAGATCGAGAAGGTCATCAATCTCTGGACGGATGCTTGCAAGTGCCATTTCATCCTCATTGCTCACGTCGAACGGGAGAAGGATGAAGTTCTCGGTGGGATCAAGCTGATGGTGAGCACACTCGGCAACAAGCTGGCTCCGAAATTGCCAGCTATGTTCTCGGATGTGGTGCTGGCTGTCCGCGAAGGCTCCAAATTCACCTGGGACACTGCGAATAGCCAAGCGGATGTCAAGACTCGGAATCTGGCAATTGCCGCTGGATTGCCTCCTGACTTCAAGCCGATCTTTACCTCGTGGCTGTCGCGGGGTGGGAAGTTTGTTGAGGGCGTGCGGGATGCTAATAGCCCCCCAGAGGAATAATCAACCGTGATTAACAAATAGTAATCGCGGGTAATAACTACCCTAACCCTGACAGGAGGTGCGTAAATACTAGCAAAACTGGCTATTAACTAGCCCCAATCGGTAATATAGTTTCTCTACGGTGCGAGCACCGGCAAATGTTACAAACTCTCTTAATCTCCGAGGCTATCAAAATGTTCGACGCTGACTCATTCTTGAATTCCGCAGTAACCGGCTCCAATTCCACGAAAGTCGTTCCGTGCCCAGTGGGCGAATTTCCTGGTGTTATCGACAAGATCGCAGCACGCCAATGGCAGTCTGGCGATGGTACGAAAACCGGCGTGGCCCTCGATGTGACCTGGGCAATCGAAGACGACGAAGCCAAAGCTACAACTGGCCGTGACGTCGTCACCGCTCGCCAAGGCATCATGCTGGACCTCACCCCCGATGGTGCTATCGACATGGGTGAAGGAAAGAACGTGGCTCTCGGTCGCTTGCGTGCAGCTACCGGCCTCAACGATCCCTCAGTTGAATTCTCCTTCAACCAGCTTCCTGGCCGCATGGCTAAGGTCAAGGTCGGCCATCGCCCGGACAAGAACGACCCGGAGATTGTCTACGCGCAAGTTGATGCAGTAACCTCACTGGGCTAAGCAACCCCCAGTAACAAAACTCGTTGCAATAGCCCCCGGAAACGGGGGTTCTTACTGGAGGAGATATGCTCGCCGTATTCATCGCAATCTTCATGTTGGCAGAGACAAAAGCACACTGGCTCTGGTGGTGCGGATTTATCATAGTGTTGTTCGTGACTTTCGTGGCGTCGTTACATGGTGCCGGGGGATGACCGCTACCGCTCAAAATCAGGACGCTTCGGCGTCCTTTTTAGCTGAAAATCCCTCACTACCGTAGGACAACAGCATGACAGCACAGCTAATTAAGACTTCTGACATCCAGATTGACCAGAATCGCCAACGTAGGGAATTCGAATCTCAAGCACTCGCAGAGCTAGCTGCCGGTATCCGCGCCCGAGGCCTCATGCATGCCATCGTCCTCCGGGAACGGGATGGCGCTATGGTCCTCGTGGCCGGTGAACGCCGCATGCGCGCAATTGATGAGGTGCGCATGCTCGGCGGCACGATTAAATACAACGGAGAGGTAATTCCTGATGGATTTCTACCATACGTCACGCTCGGTCAGCTCACCCCTCTTGAAGCAGAGGAAAGTGAACTTGAGGAAAACCTGCATAGAAAAGACCTCACCTGGCAAGAACGCGCTTCCGCACTATCGAGGCTCCACAACTTACGCAGCAAGCAAGCTCATGCGGAGGGAAGAGTCCACACAGTTGCGGATACAGCGGTCGAGGTCAAAGGCAGAAGTGACGGAGCTTTCCAAAACACTGTTCGGAAGGATATTATTGTCTCTCAGTATCTCCATATTCCTGAGATAGCAAAAGCAAAGAACACTGATGATGCCTACAAGATCCTCAAGAAGCAAGAAGAAACCAAGAAATATGCTGCTTTGGCAGCGCGCGTAGGTTCCACCCTCTCCCACGAATCCCACAAGGTTTTCAACACCAACTGCCTTTCGTGGATGATTTCCACTGACCCGGAGCAATTTGATGTCATACTCACCGATCCTCCTTACGGAATGGGTGCCGACGAGTTTGGTGATGGGGCTGGCAAGCTCGGGGGAATCGAGCACCACTATAAGGATGATTATGAATCCTGGAGGGTCCTCATGCAAGACTGGGCTCCACTGGCCTATCGAGTGGCCAAAGTGGAATGTCATTGCTATGTGTTCTGCGATATCGACAACTTCCATGAACTCAAACGAATTATGCAGTCGGCTGGCTGGTGGGTTACTCGCACTCCATTTATCTGCACCAAGCCTAATTCCGGCCGCGTCCCCCACCCTGAGAATGGCCCCCGTCGCCAATGGGAGATGATCTTATATGCCATTAAGGGCAAGAAGAAAACGACCGGTATCTACCCTGATGTTGTTACGACTTTTGCTGACGCAAACACCACCCACGGTGCGCAGAAGCCTGTCGCTCTTTATTCTGATCTTCTTAAGCGCAGTGCGCGACCTGGTGATCGCGTGCTTGATAGCTTCGCTGGGAGCGGTACTATTTTTCCCGCTGCTCATGCTGCTAAGTGCTTGGCTACTGGGCTGGAGCAGAATTCAACTTACTATGGGATCTGCCTGCAACGGCTCCAAGGACTAACCAACGTAGACCCAGCGGAGCAAGGCAAGACTCTGATGGCGGAACTCAACCAGCTGAAGGAGTAGTGTGATGGATCACCCTGAATATCGCCTACGCAAGTGGAATTCCAAGCTGGTGTTGGTTACGACCGACCCGGAGTCGCTGATGATGGATCCGGATCTGCCGGACTTCTATATCTCCGACGGCATCCGGCTGCAAATGATCGCGTGTCGGAACCTCTGCCAGCGAACTCTGGAAAAGTGTTGTGTAATAGGGTATGGAACACAGAGGAATATCTGATATGGATGATTTCAATAAATTTAAGGAATTATTTGATGCTCGCTTTCTCGTAACTCCGGGTTGCTGGCTTTGGACTGGGAGCCTGACAACAGAAGGCTACGGCAGATTAAAAGTTCGTGGTAGACAATTTGGTGCTCACAGAGTTTCCTATGAGCTGCATGTAGGGCCTATACCAGCAGAGCTGATTATCCGCCATAGATGTGACAATCCCAGGTGTGTTAATCCTGAGCACCTAATACCCGGCACTACCTTCCAGAACATGCAGGACAAGGTGGAAAGAAATAGACAGGCTAAAGGGTCTGCAAATGGGAAATCTAAGTTATCCCAGGAACAAGCTTTAGAAGCCATAAAACTGCGGAGGGATGGCTGGACTCTGCAAGCTATCGGGGATAAGTACGGAATCACAAAACAAAGCGTGTACGCAATAATGACACGAAAAAATTGGAAACATCTGGAGTGAATTTCTAATGGCTCAAATGACAGTAAAAGCTTCTGGACCGCGTAATGCCTCTATAATGATTGTCGGAGATTACGCACATGAAATGTGTTTACGTAGAGGAGAACCTTTCATCGGTGGTGGGGGCTTTGAGTTAAGTAAGATGCTGAGTGATGTCGGTATTCGTCGTGATGATTGTTATTTAACCTTAGTGTTGAAATCTCGCTCCTACCCGAACGAACTCAACATCATCGACAAAAAGAAAGACCGTCAGCCAAATCACGTGTTCTTCCAAGGGCACTACATCACGCAGAAGCTCTATGACGCGTGCATGCAACTCCGGGAGGAGGTGGAGCTAGTCAAGCCTAATGTTATCTGCACGGTCGGGGATTTGGCTCTATTCGCTCTCACAGGGGTTACCTCTTCCTTCAACTACCGCTCTTCCATCATGGATAGCGTGCTCACGCCGGGGTATAAGGTCATTCCGACTCTGCGCAGCGATATCATCCATACGCAATATGCACGCCGTCCGTGGATGCTGCACGATTTGAAAAGAGTTAAAACCAACTCGCTGACTCCGGGGCTTTTTCACCGGGATTACAAATTGTTAATCGCGGTTGATAACTCCCCTCAGTGGTTTGAAACTATAGCTACACGACTCAAACTCCTGCGCAGGCAATTAGAGCTAGGCTATAACGGCCCAAAAACTCCCCTTGCGTGCGACATTGAAACACGCGGTGGTCACATCACTTGTATTTCATTCGCATGGTCGGCAACTGAAGGTCTGTGTGTGCAGCTCTGCCCTCTCCGCAACCCCGAAGGATTCTGGACTGCCGAACAGGAAGCGGAACTTGTTCGGCTGATGTGCGCAATTCTCACCCACCCCAACGTTCTCCTGGTCGGGCAGAACTTCAATTACGACCTCCAGTACATCTTCCGCCATTGGGGTATCCTCCCGACGAATGTAGCTGACACAATGCTCATGCAGCATTCCGCGTTCAGCAACCTCCCGAAGAACCTCGGCTTCCTTTCCTCTATGTATTGCGAAGATCACCTCTACTGGAAGGATGACCGAACTGACTGGAAGGAAGGGGAAGACGGAGAGGACGAAATGAAATATTGGGAGTATTGCGCTACCGATTCCTGCCGTACCCTTGCTGTCTACCACACCCTCAAATCCGTGCTCAAGGCCATGAACCTGGAAAAGGTCAACGAATTCCAGCAACGCTTGCGCCCGAAGGTTCTCAAGTCAATGATTCGCGGAGTGCGGGTCGATCAACAAAAACGCTCTGATCTATCACTCACTCTCATGCGAGAGGTGGAATCCCGGAAACATTGGATGAGAGAGGTGATTGGGTATGAAATCAACTACCGCTCACCCATGCAAATGCAGGATTTCTTCTATCGGCAGATGGGATTAAAACCAATCATCAACCGAGCAACCGGAGGCATCACCACCAATGACGCAGCCCTTCAATCCCTGGGGGCTAAAGAGCCCATCCTCTGGCCGGTTATTAGAAAGATATCTGAACTCCGCTCTCTCGGGGTCTTCCATTCCACTTTCGTTCTGGCTCCCCTCGACAACGATCGCAGAATGCGTTGCTCCTTCAACATTGCCGGTACGGAAACCTATCGCTTTTCATCCAGCAAGAACGCCTTTGGCAGTGGAATGAACATGCAGAACATCCCCAAGGGCGGAGAAACTGAAGACGCGGGGCTAGACCTTCCCAACATCCGAAATATTTTCATCCCGGATGAGGGGCAGACCTTTTTCGATATCGATCTCGATAGTGCTGATCTCCGAATCGTCACCTGGGAATCCGGTTGCGAGTGGATGAAAGAGAATTTCAAAGCTCGCCGTAAGCCCTATGTGGAAGTGATGAAGGAATACTACCATGACCAAACTATGTCGAAAAATTCGCATCCGCGCGAGTATGCGATGTTCAAGTCTCTGTGCCATGGCACGAATTATCTCGGAACAGCGGAGGGAATCGCACCTCGTATTGGGCTCAACGTACATGAAACTGATCGGATTCAAAAGTGGTACTTTGGCCTTTGTCCGGAAATTGCCCAATGGCAGAATGATATTAAAAAACAAGTGTCTGGTCGTAGATACGTGGAGAACGCATTCGGCTACAGAAATTACTTTTTCGACAAGATCGAAGGGACCATTTTTAATCAAGCCATTGCATGGATACCGCAGAGTTCTGTTGCGTGCCTGATTAACAGGGCATACGTGGCAATTGACGACCTGCACGGGGATTGGATACAGATTCTTTTGCAGGTGCATGACTCCCTGGCAGGTACGTTTCCTAGCAGCAGAAAGGAGGAGGCATTGAAACTAATTCGGGAAGCAGCTTCTATAGCAATACCGTATGAGGACCCACTCTACATTCCTGTAGGTGTGGTTTCCAGTGAAAAATCGTGGGGAGAATGTGGATGACAGCACTGGGATTAGGGGCAGCCTTCCTGCTCTATGCGATTTGCAGTTGGATCCATGAAATGATCCTGACTGCTCGCATGCGCAAGGGTCTCAAATACATTGAGATAGGTATCACTAAATACTATGAAGACCTTTACAAGGAGTATAATGAAGATTATCTGGGAAAGCGGCCTCGAAAGGAACTATAACGTAGGGGCTTTACTTGTGGGGCTCCGGCATAGAGCGCAAAGACCAGCCTATGTGACTTTAGAACGGAGTGAATTGCTGGTCTTACTTACAGATGAAGGAAGATTATGGGCCTGTAAAACACTTATACCCGCACTTAAGGAACCAACATGAAAATCATTCAACTACTAGCAGCAATCGATGGGGAATCGCCAGGGACAATCGGCAGCCAGATCTACGGCTTGGGGGATGATGGGGTGGTGTATGAGTTGGAAAGCGCCCGACCGGTGAGAACACTCGGCCCTACCTACGCTGGAGGCCCAAAACGATACTTTGATGGGGCTACCGGAGGTTGGAAATTAATCTGCCAATCTCACGAACGCTCCGAGGTAATCCTCAATCCTGACCGTCCATAAGAAAAGGGCTCCAGTTTCGGAGCCCCTAGTTTCTCACCGCTATTACTTTTCATTAATCCCGGGTAATTACACCTTCCACACTGCCGAAATCATCAACCTCAAATCATCCGGGTCGATCTTATTCGGCGGCACGGTCAGCTCTTTCAGCAATCCAGCAGCTTGTAATCCCGCTGTCACCAGCTGACTACAAAACCAATTCCCTTCCGTCGTCCATTCAGTCGAAAAGAAGAAAGCAATGATCCCGAGTCGGTTGTAGCTCTTGCCAAGTTGCTTCGACATGAACGCATAGAAGAGTTGCTGCTGGTGATCGGAGCAATGAATAGTTACTTGCTCCACCGGCTCTTTCTTCGTGTAGCCATAAGGCCGTATCCGTACCCCAGACTTGATATTCTTTCCCAACTGATCTGCTCGGGCCCCCAGCAGATTCCCCGAATCTGGCAGGACACAATCAACATGAGAGAACTTGCCATGACCGAACCACTTGATCAAAGCCGCCCCTACCCCATTCCCCTCAACAAATTGCAAAGTGATTGTGCCCATTGCCAGCTCTTAGGAGTGCGTTACGATGGTGTTGGCGATTTCAGCCCCGACTGATGCCGGAGTAGCTGCCGAGACTGCGGTGAGCTTGGCCGACAGGGTAGCGAGAACTGCACTGACCAGCTGAGCTGCTGCCGGGACAGCCGCGTTCTCAATTGCCGGGAGGGTTGCTATCAGGTTGGCAACAAACGCCGTTCCCTTAACCGTGGCCGAAGCCGGATTCACCCACTCCTGCGGATTCGCTTCGATATCAGCCAGCGTGCTATTCACCAGCGTCAACACCGGGGGAAACACTTCCGATGCTGTGAGGGATGCCAGATCTGCGAAGATATTACTGCTCATAGTTGTTACTCCAATTTGCGGCTCTGCCGCGTCAGGGTTGTTGAAAGGGTTGAGCCGTTCCTGGCCCCTCCCCGTTTGTTGCACCGCCGGTTGCAAGGTTGGCACCTTGATTTGCTGCTTGGGTGTGCCAGCAGTAGAGCCCGAAGGCTCCGAGGGCACCTTTGATACAGCCGATAAGATCGTCGGCACCTTTGACTTGACACCAGACCAAAGCTGTCCAAAGCGCGACGAGAGCTGCTGCTGCAATCCATTGAACATAGATGAGGCCCTTATTCATGAAGTGCTCCTTGTTCCAGGTTCGTGGCCATCCGATTCATACGGCCATTCGCATATTGTGGCTGCTTTAACGAGGCAAGATAACGCAGACGTTTGGCGTTGAAGCGAGCGACGACTTCCCAGGGATTTGCGAATCCAATTACATCAGCCAGATCCTGCCCGAGTTGCTTACTGCCGATGATTTCCTGAAGCCATTGGATAGGATGGCCTCCGTTGTAGGCGGTGTCGAGGATTTGAAATGCAATCGGGGTTGGGTAGAGTTCGCAGCCAAATGGCACCCAGTATTCCTGCTCTGCTATTGCCATTGCCATAGCCTCCGGCAATTCCTGCATGGCCCCCCGATAACCCCATTTATAGGCTACCCGAGCCGTGACGCCATAACGAGTCTGTCCACCATTATCCACTGTATAGCCGCCCTCATTAATTTCGAGCAGCTTCCAGCACGCTTGAAACTTAGCTGTCGTCATCATGCAGCTCCTTCCCTAATTTCCTTCTACGCACGCGGTCCCGATACTGCTTCTCCTCCCTCCGTTTCAACTCCGAAGAGAAGACCTTATCCCGGAGCAGGACCACCACCTGCAGAATGGTATAGACCAAGGTGACTGCTACCAGCCACTCAGCCAGTCCATAGCCTAAAAAATGCATCCCCACCATCGATACTGGCGGCGCTGCCTTTATAGCACTAGCGACAACATCCTTGGTAGTGTCATCCATTATCGACATCCCTGAATTCCCCCGTAATTAACCGCTATTACTTTTTGTTAATGTATGTCGAAAACCACATCTATCAGTTTGCGCCAGAAATCCCTACACACGCCGAAAAAGTATCGATGAAGGCAGCTGCAGTATTTTGCACCTGAATCGTCACGCTCTGATTCGTTTCTGCTGACCAAGAGGTGAATCCAGGCACATTAGACTGAATCTGGTAAGAGTTTTGAACATTAACCAGAGCAGCCCCATAAGTTACCACATAAGTCCCTGCCCCTGTCCTGACAACTGAAGCTATATTCTGGGATTGGGAAATAGTAACCACGCCAGCCACTGCGGAAAATCGCACCCAAGCAGCGGGAATATCCGCTGCTACTCTTGGTAGCCCCAAGGCACTGTAAATACCCTTGTTAATATCATTCAGCCACGCGCTGACAATCGGCGTGTTCTGATTGTAATCCTGGTATATTGTACTAGCCATAGCAGCCTCTAATTGTTATTAGCAAAAATACCCGTGGTGTAAGTCGGATTGGAATAGGACCAGCCAACAGCGGTATTCCCTGTAATATTATGGAAATTATCTGACTGTACAGCAATAAAGATCCCAGCTCCCGTTCCCTTATCATCCATACGATTTGCGCTGGCAGTTAATCGGCTTCCTGTCAGAGCATACACCGTCGGTTGTGTGTAAGCTACGTTTGCAGTTCTCTGAAAATGATTTCCAATTAACTGCACAACTGTCCCTGTGTTTGCTATCACATAAGCAAAATCTAGAGCATTAGCAGAAAAATAACTTCCAGTTACAATTACTTGTCCTTGTACAATGTCAAAAGCATTCAGTGGGATTGCATTAGCGAGAAACACACAATTCGTAAAGAAAGTCTGTGCCCCCGCCTGCTCTTGCAAATACCAACCAGTAGCTGTCGTAGCTACCGTAAAATAACAGGCAACAAACTGAATTTCCCCTGCACCATTATTAACTATATTAGAGTTAGTATCAAAGTCACATCCGACAAAGCTGCCAAAGGTAGACCCCCCCAAAGAGGGCTCCGAACCCACATAGAGATTGACCGCAGTTCCTGCAAAAAATAATGAATCTGTAACTACTAGATCATCCATTCGACCGGAATTCAGCCCGATAGTGCCGGTACTGTTGAATATAGTGAGTAGGTTAGTTGTCAGCCCAAAAGGCCAGTTATGAATCTTATCCAGCCGAACTGTATCCACTGAACCATCAATCCAAATAGCGGCAGTGAATGCGGAAATATCTAGTTCATCAATTACAGCTCCTCCGCAGTTCAACCGCATGTCAATACCGACCATGGCGGCGACAATCTTCAGCCTGTGAATTTTAAACCGAGGAGTAGACTGAGCGTAGACAGCTGGGGGGTACGCAGTTAAACTTGCGCGAGAGGTTGTATTAGGCTGCACAAAAGAAATTTGAAAATTATCTAGTTGTGGTCCTGGCTCACCAGTAGCGAAAACAATTACACCCAAAGCTGACAAGTTAAAGGAAGCCTGAACCAATAAAATAGTACTGTTCGGCCCATCGCCATAAAGAGACTGCCCTAGGGTAGAAATGGTCAGTGCGTTGGAAACAACACATGTCCCTGTAGCTATGTGTACGCGTTTTCCGGTGTTTAAAGCGGCTTGTATGGCAGCTGTATCATCATGACTTCCATTACACAAGGCACCAAAATCTGCTGCATCTACAGTTTGCTGTAACTTGCTAGTAACAGATTCGGCAACACTTCCAGTAGCCCCCTGCAAATATTGAAGATTGCTTGTTGCAGCTGTAGCTGTCGTAGCATTGGTTCCCCCATTTGAAATGCCTAAGGGAAATGTCGGGAGAATCGATGTCGGGGCTACCCAAGTTGGGGGAGAAGCCCCATTAGCTTGCAAAATGAATCCAGAAGCCCCAGGGGCTACTGAACTAGCCGGACTCCCCCCAACCAACAATCCATTAGAAGTCAGGGCAGGGGTATTGATTGCCCCATTAAAGGTAGCCGCTCCATTAACCTGAAGATTATTAACTGGGAAGGTCTGGGCTACGGCGACTTGCCCAACCAGGAGCAACAGACAAAAGAATAGTTTTTTCATACCTGAACTCCGGCAGCATCGACCCAGATAGTTGGAAGGATTTGCGAGGCGTAAATAGGAATACCCAGCGTGGTGTCAAAATAAGGCTGTCCCACGAATATAGGCGGAGCTGGCCGCGAGGCAGTCGATCCAGAAAGTTGTGTGACCCCAACAGCCCCTAGGATATACGTGGCCAGCACAGATAATGGAATATCTGCAGTCTGCCCAGTGACAACCCCTGTACAGGTATCCGTACCCTGCGGAACTCTCCCATTTAGGGGATAGGAACCTTGTTCGGCCATGTTATTTCCCCTTAACGAACGCGACGCGCACGAAGAAAACCAAAGACATTACAGGTGCCCGTAGCAAAGCTAACTTCAGTCACCGCATAGACAGTAGTAGTTGCAGCCAAATTCACACGAACTACAGGGCTAGTAACTGCTAATTGGGCTCCAAGTGCTCCACCAGATAAAGTATACTGGCCAACACCGCCTAGAGTTACTGAAGTGGTGCTCACAGAAGAGTAGGCAAAAACTAATGAGCCACCTACGGAAGTCTGAAATAGCTGAACAGACTCCACATCCCAATCCCCAGCAGTTAAACTAATACTGGTGGCGTTAGTAACAGTTCCGGAAGTGAGTGGAACACTGCCCCCCCCAAAAGCTTGATACTCCCCCACACTCCCAGCATTTGCATTATTGTTGGTGGTTGTTCCAACAATCCCGCCAGTCTGCGAGGGCGTGATAGTGGTGGTTGCTGTTACAGAATTGAAAGCTCCTAGAAAATCTCCACTCCCGAGAACATTTATCACAGAAGCGGTTGTCGCTAACTGCGTGTTATTTGTAAGTACCGTGGGGCTAGGGGCTGTTGGGGTACCGGTAAGGGCCGGGGAGGCTAACGGAGCGTAAATGGAAGCAGCAGAGGCAGTTGTTAAATAGGAAGCAGCCGCAACTCCGCCAAGGGTCGCGGAATTAACAGACGTATTACATGCAAATCCTACCCCAGATGACCATTGGAGAGCACTTGAAGAAGTACTACAACTGGGGATAGCAGCCGCTGTTGGGGAGGCCGCTGCCCCGAGAGTGTTAGCTAGTACTGTATTTGCTGACTGAACTGCCAAACTCGTGGGAGTGACAGTACCTGCAGGGAGAGAGACGGAGCCAGACGCACTGAGATTTGTGAAGGCTCCAGAGGATCCGCTGATTAGGGTGCCCGAAATCGATGTAGCAGAGACAGGTCCAGTGAAAGTAGCTCCTGTCAGTGGGGCATATAAAGCAAAAGCATTGTTGAGTTCGGCGGCAGTGAGGACCTGCCCCGGGACGAACTGGGCACTGGCAACAACCGACCAGAGCAGGCCAAAGACTAAGAGTATTTTGCGTGTCATCCTAAGGTGCTCTCATTGAGAATGAAGTTGATATCGAGTTCGTAGACAGGGCCCCCAGGGCGCGGAGGATTGACAGAAGAAGGAGTACCTGGGGGGTAGATATACTGCCCATAGGTGTCAATTATGGGGCACCCGTAGGTGTCCTGGATGGCCCAGCCCCGGTACTGAATAATAGACGGGTAGAAAGCGGTGTTGACGAAGGCAGGGACGGAGCAACCTGGGATGGCGAAGCCGGGGATGGAGTTGGAGCCCTGCAAAGTGCAAAACTCCACGTAGGGGAATTCGGTTGTGTCGCAGCGAGGGGGATGGTAGGGACGGGACCAAGGGACGGACTGATCATCCTTCACACCCCGCAGAAAATCCTGCGGATTTCTCTTCTCATCGTGATGTCGGCAGACATACAGGCCGTTCCACGTGAACATGGCCATTCCAGATTTGTTCTTCCTACCACAAAGATCGCAGACGAAATTCCACTCTCCGCTTTTGTAGTAGTCTGCCTCACCTTTCCCTGACATTTTCGTTTCTCACCGGGATTACAAAAAGTTAATGTATGTCGAAAACCCTATACGACAGTGCCCGTGGCATCTCGCCACACTGGAGGGTTCACGGCAGTGCACCAGATCGGCTTATTCAAGGTCGTATCCAGCATGTGCTGACCGATCAACGCATTAACAGGACGCTTTACCGTAGGGGCTGCAGCATTGAAATTCCAGCTAACTGTAGCCTGCAGCTGTTGAAACCATTTGGGGTCTGCCCCCGCTGGGGGAACCGGAGGGAGAACCAGGTTGTTTTGACCTGACATTAGTAGCTCCAGCTAGTGCAGTAGCCATACTTCTGGAGGATGGGCAGCTGATCGCGGAGTCGGTCGCCGATGTCGGTTCGGTACATAGGAGAATTGGGAATCTCCAACTCCGAAAGATGGCCGTAGGCATCGGTTTTCGCCTCCTCCACGGTCCTACCGACACCCGTCACGGTCGCAATAGCATTCCCACACGTCACCATCATAGGGATCGTGGCTCCCTTATCATCAATCCCCTCTCCAAGTTTCATATTGAAGGGATGGAAGAAATAACGGTTCTCTTTAGTGATGCCCCAGACAGGGAAGCCGGAGAGCTGGTCTTCCTTAAGATGGTGGTAAGGGAAATCCGGCATCGATAGGAACACACCTACAGCAATCTCATCAGACGGCTGGAAGGTATCTCGGCCATCGGCCGCGTCCTTCATCCAGCTGACCACATCGTGATGCAAGACCTGCTGAATTAGGAACAGTGGCCAGCCATGTCGGGAGGTGAATTCGAGCGGATTTAGCAAGCCCTTACGCGGACCTTCTGTTCCGAGCATCACGGCCACGTCGATATACCCAGTGTAGCCGGATCGGATCAATTCCGCTTCTACAGGTAAGAGTAATTCACGAGCCAGCTTCGACTCGCCGATAGGAACATATTTGATAACCGTTCCTTGCTCTCCTGTGTTCGGCCCCTTCTCATCATTCATGAGCTTTTTGTGCTCGAAATTCTCCAGCACATGGCCGAGGAAGCCGTTCCGGCCCATCCAGCCACCAACTGCCACTTCAATCCCCGGACAGAATTCCTGAAAGATAAACGGGCATGGCTTTTTAATCGTCCGCTTCCAATGCTGGAGCATGAAGATCATGTCTTTTGCAGATTTCGACACGTAGCTGAGGGCTTTATCCACATCGGAGCAGGGTTTGCACACATACCGGACATCCAAATGGGCTTTCTGATGGGAGATGGCATCGTCCCAATTGGAGAATTTAATGCAAGGGAGGCATTCAATCCCGGCTTGCTCCAGCACTTCCTGTCCCTTCAGCCGGTCCATTTCCCAGGAAGTACCTTCCACATTCGCCGAGAAGATAGGGAAGCCACGTTGTCGGTAGCCTTCCAGCCGCTTCATATAACGGCAGTTGTCACTGACCAGGATGAGGTCTGCCCAATTCATTGACCCTTCCCAGGTCGGGACCTTTCTGACTAGCCCGTCGCCGATGGAAACCCGTTCGAAGGTCTTCTCATCGGGGGCGACCCACATCCGGACGTCGTGACCCTGGGCCTCGCAGCGCATGGCGAAGTCCAGAAAGAATGCGGAGCTATCAATTAACAAGATCTTCATTAGTAAGCCCGAGCGTAGCGAGAGACCCCCTGTCGGGCTCCCTTTACAGCAGCAGTTCTCTTAAGAGTACGTGCGCGCGTGATGGGAGTTACTATAGCAGCAAGTAGCGAGTTGGAACTTACTTATAAGGAGAGTGGGGAGCTAGATGGAGGGGCACGGCGTACCGCCGGGAGTTTTCGACCGCTATTACTAATTAGTAATCCCGGCGAGAAACTCAAAAACTAGACTGAATGGGGGGAGTGGGGAGACTACAATTCGTTTGCACGGCTCTGTAGCCCCCTACAAAACACTACAATCGACCCTAGCTGCAGGTCGGCCGCCGGGGGCGTGGTTTTATTATAAAGACGTCAAACTAACCTGTCAATAGGGATTTTCCCGAGACAGCGCTATTTTCATTTCCGACATACATTACTTTTTATTAATCCCGGTTGAAAACTACGCTACAGTTTCCATTATCTTCGCCTCGCACTGCAAATCCCGTAGAGCCCTCTGCACTGCCTCTTCCTCTTCCTTATAAGCAGCTCTTGGGTCTTCCCGAAACCTGGCATCCCACTTTTTGCTCCCCTTCCCAATACAGGCTTTAATCGCTTTCAGCCTCAGCTCAGTCGGAAATTCCATCTGCAGTATGACCAATCGCTGCTTCGGAGTCAACAGCCTCCCGTGAATGATAGTAGACAGGAAATGTTCTGCTAACTTCCCCAGTTTCTTCTCGTGCTTTACTAGCAGTTCTTGATCTTTCCTAGGGTCGTAGTAGTACGCCAGATCATAAGCAATTTCTGGCTGAATAGGAATTCGAATGAGCTTGTGATTTACGCGAGCGCGGGGCATAAGAACCTCATCAAGTTAGTTAACAGTTGATAAGAGCTTATAGTGGATGGATGCTGCTGTAAAGCAAGGAGCAGGGGAAGGTTGAAAATTGGGCTGATTGGAGGGGCCGGAAATCGATTGGGGCTCGTGAATCCCTACCGTCACTCCTCCGGAGATGCCCCTCCGCTCTGGTAATACTCCCCCGATTCACGAGCCGTTGTAGACGTTGCTCTACTTGCAACAAAATCTCTACAATCCCAATCAGACACTAATCGACCGGGATTACAAAATAGTAATAGCGGTTAATTACTCCCTAGAATCACTGCCCACGTAATTACCTCCTGCCGAATACACCGCCCCCATAATCATTCTCTGCATCAGCCCGACCGGAGGCTTCCCCGAGTACGCCTTCAACAGCCCTTCCACATCCTTAGTGAGAGCCGCCATTCTCTTACTGTCTAGCATCTTTCCATCCGTGAGCATCGGTTTCAACCGATCAGTCCATTGCCGTTGCAGCGTTCCCTCCGACATACCGGCCGTGATCTGCCGCACACTCCCTTCCAGTTGCTTCCGGCCCTCCGGAGTCTGCGAGCTGATTCTAGCTGCCAGCCGGGTCTGCTCTGGCTTACCATTAAGTAAGAGGTCGCGGACTGCTTCTGGCCTTTCCCCTCCGTTTAGAATCGCTTTCAGATTCTCCGCCGGCGCAGCCGCAACCTTCTGACTCTCAGCAACCCTCTTCCCACCTTCCTGCAGAATCCGCTGCTGATTCTCCAGTGACTTCTCTGCCATATCCCCTACTCGGCTAATCGTCCCTGCTCTTTCTTTCGCTGCCGCGCCCTCAGCTTCCGGTAGGATAGCCCCCGCCCGTTTTGCCAGGTTTTCTCCACTCGCGCTAGCCTTTTTTGCTGTCGCTTCAATCTTTCCAAGTCTCTTTGCATAATCTCCTACCGACTTGCTAAGCCCAGGAACCTCATCCAGCCAGTCAGCATTCTTCTGAGCAAACTCCCCGACTTGCTTGGCTGACATTCCTCGTAATTGACTGCTGACGTAACTGCTCCCTGCCCGTTGCACCAGTCCCGAATCTCCGGTGAGCTCCTTGAGATCGCGTACTGACTGCTGGCTAGAGAAGAACTGCTTGGGGACTCCAGCTGGATCTGCGGCGAATCTCTCCGGGTCAACTCGGTCAATCGCTGCTGCCTTGCCACCTGCGCCCGTACCAAACTTTCTAAGTCCCAACGACGCATCATGGTATTGCTCCTGCATCATTTGCTGAAGGTTGGTGCCCGCAGCATCCTTACCAACAAATTCCTTTTGAATGTCGCTGATCTTCGCATACAACTTCCCAGCCACATCCTTCCCCACTGCCGAGTACCCCTCGACATCCCTGCCGCCGAGGACATCCCCCAGCTTCCTCCGCACCTGATCCAGCGCCTCAAATGACGGATTCTGCAGGGCCTCATTCACCTGCCCGTACACCCGCAGAGTTCCCTGATCTGTGGTCTGTCTGGGAGAGGCTGCCGAATCGGTCTTCCCCTTGATATAGCTCTTCAGATCCTTCATCCCCTCGGTCTGCTCAACCGTCTGCCCAGCCTGCTCCTTGCTCTTTACTATCGAATCCCGCTGGTCCTTCAGGTTGTTATATGCCTGCGTCCGGGCATCCAAAGCAGCTTGATGTTGCTCCGACACAGCCCCTTGCAGCTCTTTGCCAATAGCCGAGATCTTCTTCGGAGTGCCAACTGCTCGTAGAGCCGGTTCCGCTTGTGCCAGTACCTTCCCCGCCGTCGCCATCCGATTGCCCGATGCTTTATTCAAAGCAGCAGCTTCCTTCCGAGCATCAGAGATCATCTGGTCAGCCCGCTTTCTCCCTTCATCCAGCACCTTCTGGGCTGTCTTCGGGTCTTGCGAAGCCACGTCTGCCGCCTGCTGCCGTACCTCTGCCATCATCTTTTCTGCTGATTTTTCCGTGTCTTGGATGTGGGTATCAGCCCCGTGCTGCAGGGTTTGATGCCATGCATTTGCAGGAACTCCCGCATCTTCAACTGCTCGAAGGGTGGCGGCAGCTTTAGTGATATTTGCGTTGGTGGTCGCGGTCATTCCTAGTTTTTCCACTACTGCCCCGAACAGCCCTTTCGCTTTCGCTGCCAGTGCTATTCCTGGACCCGCTGCCATCCCTCCAACCAGTCTAGCTGCATCTGCGGTTCCCTTACCGGCTCCTGCTGCCTCTGCTGTCTGCCCCCCAGCTTCCCCCACGAGTCCTGACAACGCTCCAGCCCCGGCTGAGGCAAGCCTGGAAGCTCTAGCTGCCGTGCCTGCTTCCATGAGAGCTGCACCGATCGTCGGTCCAACATCAGGGATAAAGCTAAGCGCATAGCCAGCTCCGGTGAGGATTTCAGGAGAGGCTGCTCCGAGAGCCCCGCCGAAGGCTGTGGAAGTCCCAATAGCCTCCAGAGCCGATTTGACTGTGGGGGTAGGGACGGGTTTGCCAGCTTCGTCCATCTTCAGGTCAGGTTTCAGCCCCTTGATAGCAGCATCCATCCGACCCTTACGATCAGTAGGAGCAGTTGGTTCTGGAGTCGCTTCCTTTGCAGTACCTGCGGAAAGCTGCTGTTGTAGCACCTGAAAGGCCTGTTCTTTTGTAGCTCCCTCAGGTCCACTAACCGTGTAACTCTTACCTTCCGGTGATGTCAGAGTGAAATCGGGCATAAATCCTCAATGTGCAGTAACAGTCCAACCGGCTGGCAACGGGGGTGCGGAAGTACCTTTACCAGGATCACCACCACCAGGCAACGGAGCAGCGGAATCGCTATCCGCACTATCTCTCACCGTGTTGAGCAGCTTCCTGTAATTCCCTTCCATTCCCTGCAGTTGCTTCTTTTGTTTGCCAGAGGCTGCTGCAAGTATCTCATCAGGTTTCGGGTAGGCTTCCAGTTCCTTCACCGTCTCATCCCAGTTTGCTCGAACCTTCGGGTCTGCCGGGTCAGGGGTGGATTTCAGCCGTGTCAGAGCAATCTGCGCCGCAGTAGCTATTTTATAGGCTGCAGTCATGTTGGTATCCCCAGCATTTGGGGTTGTTTGCGACTTCACCTCATTGATAACCGATTGGTTGGCACCGCGACCACCACCCAGCGTCATAATCCGGGACAACTCCGTAGAGAGGCCCGAGGAGGACGTCTGGAACATCTGAATCTGTTCCGGCGTGAGTGCGTTGCTGCCAGTCTTTTCAATCGACTCCACAAACCCGTGATCGGTGATATGAGCGAATGGGCTGTTGGTCGTGCCAGTCGGGAACAGGGACATAGATTTCAAGTTACGCACGACTTCCGAACCCGCACCACCAATTGACACGATGTTGTTCTCTTGAGTGGCTGTACGTGCCCGGTCCCCGAGTTTGACAAGCGTAGGATCGGTGGGATTCCGGTCTCCTTTCAGCTTCATCTCAGGATCACGCTCGTATTTCACTCCACCGATATCGACAATCTGGGGGTTCTTTACCTTGTCCTGACGATCTTGTTGACGTGCCAAGAACTCATCCTTACGTAGGGCAAGGCTATCCTCGCGAAAGGCTGCGGTTTGCTGAAGGGTAGCTCTACGCAAGCTAACATTGTCTTCATGTTCAGCCCACTGCTGATCCCGGCGCTGCTTCGTGTCGGCAGCTTTCTGCACGAATTCAGCTTTCTTAGTAGAGTCCATGCCAGCTAGTTGCTGCTGGTTTTTCCAGGCTAAGAACGCAGGAGTGCCCGCCAGTGGGATCGTAGTCGGATCAACTCCAGCCTCAACAGCAGCCTTGACCAGAGCTTGAGACTGCTCACGGGTCGGCTGTTCCGGGGTGTTATCAGCAATAGTTGCCAGAGTTTCTCTCTTCTGCGCTTGCACTGCTGCCAGCTGCTTCGTCTGCTCAATCCCTTCCGCAGATGCTTGCTTGCTCAACTCTGTCATCTCTTTCGCGGACGCAAGATCCCCCTGGGAAGCTGCCAATCCAGCTGCCTTGCTATACATCTTAGCCTGATTCATAGGCAGGGCGGCATCAGCCCCTTCCAAGTCAGTCTGTGATTTGATGAACGCCCCGATGTCCTTATCCGTTTTCATCTTCTGCTGCATTTGCGCTTGCTGCATTTTGGCTTGCTGTACTTCCGTCTGCATCAGCTGCGTCTGCGCTTGCTTCATGTCATACGCTTGCCCCTGGATCATATCGTTACCGATCGCCAGTCCCAAGCCTTGGATAAACCCACCTAATCCTGCCATGTTAGTTCTCCTTAGCCGTCGTAACCAGAGATCAAATCATCTGGAGTGCTGGTGGAGGATGCCCCGGAGTTCTCACTACCAGAAGCTCCGAAGGAATTCCAGGCACTTTGGAAGCCTCCACTATTTACTCCAGTGTTAATTCCTGAAGTTACTGCTGATCCAATGGAGTTCCCTAGGGTACCTGCGGCTTGCTGATTAGATTGATTTTGATTCTGGAGGATCTGTCCAGCTGTGCCCGGAGACCCTACGTTAGCCCCAGACAGTTGAGCGAGGAGCAGTTCTTGGTTGTTGAGCTGTGTTGATGCATAGCCCTGGGCATTAGTCGAAAGAGCCGACAACACATTCCCACTGTTCACCATACCATTGGCAGCTGCGCTACCTTCCACAGCATTTTGACTCTGCTGCAAGCCAAATTGATACCCGGGAGTTGACGTGATAGAAGAAGGGTTACTCATCAATTGGGACAATTGCTGCTGATATTGTCCCCGTTGAGATGCAAAAGGATCAGCGGCATTGGCCGCGGACTGGGCGCTGCTATTACTACTGCTGCCCCCACTGATAGAACTAGATACAGCAGCTCCCGCGACAGAGCCTACAACACCCGCGACGACTCCCCAGGGCATTATGCACCTCCGTTGAAGGGTTTTTCAAGCTTTACGCAAATGATCATAGTGATACGATCGCAAGGACTGTCATTGATAACCCAGTGTTCTGCTTGGTTATGGAACCAGAAGAGATCGCCGGTTGCGGTGATGTGCTGGCCGTCTCCATAGCAGAAGGATTGCTGAGGATGGGCAGAGACCTGCAGAGCAAACTTGTCATAGGCGAGAGCATGCCAGCCGTTATCCACGTGGGGGTAAACGCGACGCCCCGGCGGGATTCGAGTGATGAGCACTCCTCCAAGAGCGTCCCCACCGACCAGAGACATAACTGCTCGGGCATGGGTTTTTACTTGAGGGATGAGATCTGCCGCAGCAAGCCAGACGCTCTGGTGAGCCTCATTGGTGAGTTCTCCTTCCCCATACCGAGCCCAGATGTCATCCACTTCTCTGTGGGGGCTGGTAGGGTTCTCCGTCCGCTCCCGATTCCGGTTCCACAATTGAGGTTGCCGTTGCAACTCCAGCTGCAACGGGATGACGTTAATTCCGCTGGCAATTGTCAGGATATTTTTCATTCTATGAGGGCCTTTTCAGCTAAGCTGGCATCACGAATTTCATCGGGAATGGCATGGATACAGAGCCAGAGGACTCCAGGGGTGAGTGCCGTGATCCTGTGGGATTTGTGGGCAGAGATGCGGACACCAATAGGGCCGGTGTAGGTAGTCTTCTGGCCTTCCACTTCCACTTCAGCCACTCCCGAGGCCAGATAGCTCAGATGATCGAATGAGTGTTGATGTTGTTCGATGTAGTCACCAGCCTTATTGGCTTGCCATTCTTTGGCAAACACCCCACCAGCTATGTATGTTGTGTTTTTCACCGGGATTAATCCAAAGTAAAGTGAGAGAGAAACTACCTATTTGCTAACGTAACCGGGGCCTTCACGTCATACAGTCGCAAGCTGGTCGCATCCGCGTGGGTCATCTTCCAGGCTCTGCGTCGGGAGCTCCCACAATTCCGTAGTTGCTTCAGCGGGAACTGCAAGCTCATCGTTCGAGGGGTACTGAATGTCTGATAATCATCATCAGAATAAGCAATGTTGATCGTCGTGATGATTGTATCCGCTTGCTGGAACATAGCAGTGAAGCGTTTCCAGTTGAGAGTACCCCAGTCGTAATTTGGGGTGATACAGGTCACAGGTAAGGGTACATTAGAAATGCCAAAAGCTGCATCAGTAAA